CGGAACGACGGCTCCCGATATGATGTTGTTTCCATAGAGAAGGCTTCCTGCGACAGGTTCGCGGATGCCATCAATATCAACTGGTGGAGCCGCAATGAATGCAATTACAAAGCAGATGGTGGCTGCAAGGAGACACGGAATCATCAGTGTCCCAAACCACCCAACATAAAGACGGTTGTTGGTCGAAGTGACCCAGTTAGTAAAAAGCTCCCAGGAAGACTCCTGAGAGCGGGAATCTGCAATAGCAGTTGTCATTGAAGTTAGTTAAGTCGAGTTACTTTTACCCGTCCAACTCCAGAGCCAGTGAGACCGATTATATCAGCCGCACCTTTACTGAGATCGAGTGACCTTCCATGCATGTAGGGGCCACGATCATTTACCCGAACAACGGCACACCTCTTGAAACAGACCTGTAGGCGTGTTCCAAACGGGAGTGTCTTGTGCGCTGCAGTAAGGGATTGTTGATTGAACCGTTCACCATTAGCTGTTAGGTTACCGTTGAAACCCGGCCCATACCACGAGCTAATTACTGACAGAGTAGTTAGAATAGGAATCATAATAATAAAGCGAAGGACTTTATATTGCCAACTCCTACTAGCCCCGCTAATAAACGCGCATTAAAAGCGGGACTTATAAGTTAAAAGAAGTCGAGAACTAGAAGTTAAGATCAGATGCCTCAAGCTTTGCTGCAACATCTGCACGGTATGCAGGGTCGTTGTCATAGCGAGGATCACTCATGGCACGCACAAGTTCTGCTTGGCTACGGAACCCTTGCTGTTGAGCAGCAGGAGCCTTGCCAGTCAGCATCTGACCGTCATAGCCTTGCGCTTCTTGGAAGCGGAATGCCAGTGCATTCACAGCGAAGTAACAGGCAAGAGGATCACCACGCTCCATAACAGAATCGTACATCTCAATCTCCTGCTCAGACAGTGACTCTTGTGCCCAAGCCATCATCTGTCCATACTGCTCTTCACCGCCAACAATACCCTGAAGACTGGATACATCTTCTGCATTGATGGTTTCTGTCTGTCCTCCTTCCTCTACTTGAGATCGGAAGTCCAAGTACATCTGAGCAAGATCAGCAGGATCCATGCTCTGCAGTTGTTGCAGTGTCTCTTCAGAGTAGTCAGTCTGAGATTCTTCCCACAGTCGATCCAAGAAGCTTGTGTCCACTTCTTGTTCAACTTCTTCGACTGGTTCTTGTTCAGTCTCTTCGGGCGTTACCTCTTCTCGATTGCCTAGCTTTCGTTGCAGCTCAATGTAGGCTTGTTCGAGATCCTCTGCATCTTTGAATTTACCAGCAAGTAATTGTTGCTGTTGTTCTTCAAGAGCCTCACCCACTTGAAGTGAGTCAAGTTCTTCTGCAGAGAACTCACCGTCTTGAGCTTCAGTTGGGTCGTACGTCAGTGTAGCCATTGGTGGTAATTACTTTCAGATTTCCAAGACCAACTCGTTCCACACGGTTGGGGACTCCAACGGTTGGTTTGCCGATCTTGGTACGTGGTGCGTATTTGTTGCCGGACTCATCAAAGAGTTCCCTGTCTTCAACCGATAACGGGGGTGTTACTGGCTTGGTTTTCTGTTTCTGGGGACGGCTGGGTGTTGCCTTGTCCATTGATCATCTCCATTGCTTGTGGGTTCTTACTTGGATCCAGTAGCGGTGTCTTTGCCAACTGACCAATCTGTTGAGTAAGCATCATGTCTTTCTGCATACTCATGTTCTGCATTTGTTCTTGCTTCATCTCTTCAACACTCTTGACAAGGTTCAACACGTCGATGCCTTGAGCAGCAGCCAGACGTTTAATTACTTCATCACTGTTGATGTACTTCGCAAGAGCTTCAGGCCCCATCGTTTGTGCAATGGTCTGCAGGAACGAACCCAGACTTTCTCGATCTTGTCCTCGACCCAGTGCATTAACACCAGCAACAATAGTAGGCTTAACAATGTCCTTTGGAAGACGTGGAATCTGACCAGTCTTTTGGAAGACATTGAGCTTACGGTTCAGATACGGAACAAGGAACTCAGTTGTCAGCAAACTGAACAGTCCACCAAGTTGTTGTTCCAGTTCCATTTGAGTCATCCGTACTTCTTCAGCAGTCGTACGTTCAGACTGCCTTACAGAAAGGATGAGGAATGCTTCAGACAACCGACGTTCCAACTGCTGCATCATTTCAAATGCAGTTCGGAAGTCAGCAGTCTTTCCTACCTGAATGACACCAATGTCATCCGGTCTTCCTTGAACGATGGCACCGTTGCCTGCCTGGGCCAGTGTGGCCGGTTTGGTAGTGCTTGAGGGTGATACTACGAAGACAACCTTAGCGGCTGCTGCAGAGCCTTCTACGAGGGCCTGAGAGAGTGCTTCAAGGGAACGTAAATCTCCGATGAATTCCTCTACTCGACCACGACCATAGACCTCACCATCAACAGTATTGAATCGAAGAACAAGCCACGGGTTCGCTTCGATGGGTGCTTTGCCCATTGACCCCGGAATGATCTTGTCTTCGTATTCTTGATGCCAGACAAACCTGTTGTTGTCTCGGCGGATGTGAGTGTAGATGTCTGCCTCGTCATTCCGTTCTGCCTCAGTGCCTGCCACATCATTGGGCACAGCCATGGGGAGAACCTTCATGAGAAGCTTCTTTGAGATGCGTTCTTTTGTGACTATTTCAAGCACATTACCGTTGCCATCTCTTTCTACAACGTAGCGATTCAAGGGGTACAGCTTGAGCTGCTTCTCTCCCATGAAGACCAACGCATTACCTGTCACCACTAGATGCTTCAGTGCTTGGTGTACAACGACACGATCACTGGAAGCAGCAATTGATTCAAGGATAGTACGTTCGATCTTCGCAAAGGAAAGATCCAACTCAGAACGAACTTCCGGAGGGAAGTCTGTACCCAGTGCACTGTCATCCACCTGAAGCTTAAAGAAGCTGGTTTGAGGAGGCAGTAGTGCCAGCATCAACTTAGATGCCAGAGTGACTACCCCCTTTGCACCAACGCTTTGCCATGGTGTAGGTAGATGACGTGCTCCTTTGACCCACTCCTCTTCACCACGATTGAGGTACGGAAGAGTAAGGTCAGCGGCTTGTCTTGCTACGTTTAGAAAGTTTGAACGGTCACTTGCTAAATAGTCATACCGTGATTTGGCTGACATTGTTATTTGTTAAGAGCATTGCCGTATTGCAGTCCGCGACCAAGCAGACCAGTTCCACGTCCATAGATACCAAGTTGACGAAGACGTGATTTAGCACGATTGAGTTTGTTGGCACCAAGAGCACCAAGTCCTCCACCAGCCATCATGCCAGGACCAGGGTCAGATGTTGAAGCGACGGGATCTGTTGTCACAGGATCCTGTACGGTTTGATCGTTATTTACCTGATTTGGTACATAACCTTCACCACCAATAGGATTTTTGATTACTTTTTTTTCTGGCTCATCAGGCTTCTTAATGGTAAGAGGATTCACCCCCCCTACATTCTTCCGTCCAAAGAGGCCAGGACCATCCTTAACAGCTACTCCTTGATAGGTGTAGCCCTTATTAACTTTCTGGTTACGCATTGCAGCCAACGGATCTTGACTGGCAAGGAGCTGCCCATAGAAACTATCTGGAGCCGTCATCATTGGCAGGCTCCGATTGTAACTCTTATTAGATCGGTTGACAGCCTTAGCACCTACATCAAACCCAAGGCCAACGCCTTTGGCAAGAACTTGATCAAATGTCTTTCCTGTATTCTTGGCAATTTTCATTGCCTCCTTATTGCTGATTGTAGAGTTGGCACCAATAGCCAGACCTTGACGAATGTTGTTGATACTCTTGTAAGGATCTGTTGGACCTGTAGCAATAGGGTTTGATGCAGCATTTGGATTTGAAGGAAGCGGAACATAACCAGATGCCAGCGGTCCAGCAGTAGGTGCTGCACCAGTCATCGGCATGTTGGTTGCATTGTATGGACCAGAACTGGATGAGCTACGGCTCACAATGTTGCGAGCAGCTTGTGCTGTTACACCAGTTGCTTGGCGGATTTCTTTGGCGGTTGCTCCCTTTGCCGCCATCTTGGTAGCTTTTTCACGATTAGCCATTGTTATCTTCAGTGAGACGATGGTTGATCCACTCGACCACTGAACGTTGGCCAGAGCGGTACATTATGAGATTAGTTGGATCATCCGGGTGGGGATTGACTGGTGGAAAGTTATCCTCCAATTCCTGAAGGATAGCTTGAAGCTGGAGACCAGAGGTCTCAAGCATACTGAGGTAGGTTGGTGTTTGCATGTTCAAAGAACGCTGGCATTCTTCCTCTACGTGTGTCAGACAATTCAGGTGCTTTGCCTTGATACATCAGAGAGTCACTCGAATCCAGCCAAAATTTTCTGTCCAGATATTTGACCTCAGTATTTTTACCTAGAGGTTCAAGCACCCAATTAACGGTTGCCTTCCTGAGGCGATCGAGAGAAGGACTCCAATCGAGACCAAGCTCAGTACATACCAGGCTATTCGCTGCCACATGGACTTGTTCATCACGAGAGATATCAGCGCTTACTGTTCGGAGACCAGCATCACCGCAAAATCTGAAGAATGGGAGGAGCACAAAGAAAATTGCACGCTCGGCAACAAGTGCCTTGAGGATCGTGTGATCTGGATGAGCAATCCAGGCGTCCCGAAGACGCTTTGCTTCGGCTTCAGCCTTTTCATCAACGCCGATAGCGTTGGCGATGTAACCGAGTGCAAGGTCGTGATTTTCCTCGTCCTTGATATTGGATTGAAGGAGATCCCTCGCCAGGTCTGGAACTTCATTCTTCAATGCATCAGTAATAAAATCTCCAACGGGAAGTTCCATGTGGCGGATTGCCAAGGCACGGTAGATTGTTTCTTCTGCTCCTTCACGAAGCTTCCCAGCTGTGGTCTGTACCGGAGACCACTTCCGTTTACGATCTAGTAGTTTTTGATAGGGGTTCATTCGCCGCAATTACAATCAGGAGCAGGATCATTAAGAAGAGACTCCAGGTATGCGGTAACGTCACCATCATCCAATGCGGCATAGGCATCAGACTTGTCTTGAACGTCACCCATTACCTGGAGACTGTAGTAAAGAGAAGTCTGTGGACTTGCCAACCAATCTTCGATGAATTGCTCATCATAGGTAACCACATCTGACCAGCTGTTAAAGGAGTATCCATGCAACAAGCCGGTGCTATCGAGCAGACGAACGATGCCGTCCACTACTCGTTTGTATGACTCCCAGCCAACTTCAGACGCGATCTCAACAGGACCGTAGTCAAAGCTCTGGACGCCAAACGTACCGCTGTCACGGTCCACTTGACGGGCAATGGGAGGAGCGATCTCAGGACAGGTTGTGTACCCACCGAGATCGGTGTATCGGTAACTGCACGAGGCAGTCGGAGCAATGGCAAAGGCACGCTCCATTTTGTTGAACTTGGCAACCTCAGCAGCTTGACGAATACCTGAGCTGATCTCATGAGCCAGTACCGCAGCAGGAGTTCGCTCATGAGGACGGTTGTTGTTGATGTTCTCCAACGCCTCACCAAACTCTTTGTAGCTCACCACTTGCTGTCGGAGCAAGTTGGCAAGCCCAAGAAGTCCAAGACCCACTTGACGATCTGTTGACGGAGGGAGATATTCTCCACTGCTATCGACATTTGTCTTACCATGGAGTTCACACAGCTCGGACATTCCGTTGACAAATGCACGTTGTATGTCTCCGACTTCACATGCGCCAAGGTTGACATGTTGAAGCAGACATGTGCCCCGTGAGGGCAGATATACCTCAAGGCAGACGTTCCCCCGGATTCGATTTCCATTTCGATCTACCTTTGTTTTGTTGAGCCAGATGTCTCCCTTGCGGATGCCATCCAGCAATGCAGTCTTCACTTCACTCGTGGTTTGTTCCCACCAGTGGTCGTTAATGTTGACGCAACGCTTAACCCAAGGCAGCTCAGAACGAGAAGCAGTAATGAACTCAAGCACATCAGGATGGTTGAGATCAAGGTGACATACAACAGCTCCATTCTTGTATACTCCTCCGCGCCTCAGGATTTCATTGAGGGTTGAGTAGATCTTGGCAAAGGACACAGGACCAGATGCCACAAGACCTTTGCCGTTCTCAGCACCTTTGGGACGGAGCTTAGAGAGGTGTACGGCTACACCCGCACCGTACCTCAATGCGTGACTCACAAAGCGCCACGAGGCTTCAATACCGTTCTCCCCTTCCATTGTGTCTTCCACCACGAACACGGTGCAAGAAACGGGGAGACGGCTGGTGGGATCATCAATCCAGGACTGCACACGCCCAGTACGGGCGATCAGTTCTTTGGTGGTTGCAGACATTATTAAACGAGATCAGTAAGAGTAGGAGGTTGATAGTTCGGTCCTTTCAGAACCTTGCCGTCTTCACGGCGGATCGGTTGTCCGTCTTCCCCGAGCTTTGACATATTGCTCAGGTGGACACGGTTGAGAGCTTCATCGAGATCCCAACTCAAGTTTTCTGCATACTGGTAGCAGACATATACAAGATCAGCGAGTTCCTTCAGACAGTCAGCTGCATTCACCCGCAGACCCATGATCAGCTGATTCTCTGCATCAAGAAATTCTTTGAACTCCTCAACGATCAAAGTCCGCTGCATAGTCCGTGAAGCTGGCGTCGTACTGTTCCTCACTTGGAAACCAGCTCTGAACTCCTTTGCTTGCTGACTGATAAAGGATTTCGTTTTCGAGTTCATTCTGTAGATAGTGGATTGCTTTAGTTAGATCTTGCGTCTTGCTGTCTTTATGTCCAGCACGACATATGTATTTGATGGCGTTACCCAGATGGAAATTCAGGTCTTGGTCTCGGATGAAGTCCCAAACTTGAATACTTCCCCGTCTGTAGTACGACGGTCCTGTGGTATTTGAGTCGGCCATTTCTTAACTAGGTTGGATAGTGAATTGCTAAGGACAAAGTTCTGATGCTGCAGCGCAAGAAACACTGTGATCACATCTTCTAGTTTTGTTTCTGGATCACGCAGTGCGTTTTCAATCCGCTTCAACTTGAACTGTTGCTCCATCGTCA